ACGTTCGACGTCGAGGCGTGCGCGTTGCGGATCAGCAACGTCTGCACGTTCCGGTAAGTCGACGCGGCCGGCGACGTGACGACATCTGTCGTGGTCGCCGTCGTGATCTCGGTGTTGTCCCGGACCGGCGTGATCACGCCTGCCGCGCTGTCCAGGTACGTGGCATGCACCTCGAGGGGTGCCGTGGTCGTCGTGACCACCTGCACCTTGTCCGACGTGCTCGTCAGCAGCAGCATCGCTACGCCGCGGTGATCTTCAGCGTCGGCGCCGGCAGGTCCACCGTGAACGTTCCCGCCGTCGACGTGACGTCACCGGACTCCGTGCAGTACGCGAGCAGCTCGTCCGCCGAAGCCGCACCACCGCGGGACTTGTAGATCACGGCCGTCCGGGCCGTGATCGTCGACGTCGTCCACGTCGGATCCGTCCACGAGACCCGGACCTCGTTCGTGCCCGAGTCGTAGGTCACCGAGACACCGGACAGCGTCGCGCCGCCCGCCGAGTAACCCGTACCCGTCACCTCGTTCGTGACGTCGTCACGGAAATCATGGGTGTCCTGGTTCGGGGTGTACGCCGACGTGGTCAGCAGGATCTTGAACGTGTCCGTGTCCAGGTCGATCGCACCGGTAACGATCTTCAGCAGACCATTCCCGTAGAAATGCCAGGTGCCAGCCATGTGCGGGACTCCTCAGTTAGTGGATAGCGGGAGCGCACACGCACTCCGAGTCGGAAAGGCCGCAGCAGCCCTTGATGACCGACAAGCCAGCCGAGATGACCAACTCCGGTGCGACATCACTCATGGGGCGTGGCCTCCCGCTGCGCTAGGAACCGCTCCTCAGTGAGAAGCGTCGACTTGTGGTGACCGACCTTCACGGCCGTGTTCACATGCACCGGGATGCCGCAGATGCCCGCGCGGATGCAGAAGGTGATGTCCTCGCCGGCCGGTTCGCCAGCCAGCTCCGTCTCCTGGAACCACGGGAACGCAGCATTGAAGCCACGGTCACGGATCGCCACGAGGGCGCTGCGGTGGATCAGCAGGAACGCGGCACCGGTCGCCGCGCACTGGACGACCGCATCGCGCTCGTAGTCGTTGCGGCGCAGCGTCGTCACTCGGCCGTCGCTCGTCTTCACGAACTCGTACACCGTCGGGAACAACTCGTCACCCGAAGCGCCGAAGCAAAGGCCGCCAACAAGGGGGGCTGTCTCCGGGTCTGCCACGGCTAGCAGCTGGTCGAGCGCGTCGGGATCCCAGCCCATGTCCGCGTCGATCCACAGCAGCCAGTCGGCGTGCGGGTAGTCGTCCACGAACTTGCGGGTCAGGTTGTTCCGGGGCGCCGACACGTTCGCCGACGACCACTCGTTTACCACTCCGACGATCCGCCGATCGGTGCCGGCGTCTCGAAGCATCATCACCATCAGCGACGTGGTGAAGTACGCCGACGTCGTGCCGGGGTGGATGAACGCGATGACCACGCGGTCTTTCGCCGCTGCGGTCGCACGTTCGTTGCGGGCCTTGTTCAGCTTCGACTGCGCGCCCATCAGGCCACCGCCGTCATCCGGCTCGAGTTGAGGTAGTCGATCGCGGCACGCAGCGCATCGACGTCATCGCACAGGAGGCCGAGCGCCATGTTGCACGCAGAACAGAGGAGCCCGCGGACCGCCATCGAGTCGTGGCAGTGGTCGATCGACCAGGCCGCACCGGGGCGCCCGCCGCGACCGGGGTCGTCCGTGCGGCAGATCGCGCACCGGTTGCCCTGCGCTTCGACCATCGCGTCGTAGTCGGCCTGCGTGATGCCATACCGCCGCAGGGTCCGCGCCCGCTCGCGGCCGTAGCCGTTCGTTCGCGGATCAACCTTGCAGTCGGCGCAAACAGTGTGGCCCGCCTTCGCGCGGGGAGTCTCGACGCCGCACTTGTAGCAGCCGGTCGTCGCGCCGCGCCGCGCGACCTTCGCGGCCTGGCTGGCGATGTAGGTGCAGTTCCTCGAGCAGTAGACCTGCCGGGGCGCCTTGGGGTTCGGGGAGAACCGGACGCCACACTGGGGGCAGTCCTGGTCCGGCTTCACGGTCTGCTTCTTGACGTAGCGTGAAGCGTTGTAGTGGTGCATCCACTCGGCACGCCGCGCGTCGTGGCACGTCGCCGAGCAGGTCTTGCGCGACGGGCGACCCGACGTGATCGCCGAGCCGCAAACCTCGCAGTTGCCGTACATCTGCCGTCTCCTCTGCTGGCGGTTCTCTGCTGGCAGTCGCATCGCCGGGCAGGCGACGGCCCCGCGCCGCAGAGGGAGCGCGGGGCCGTCTAGTCGGTTGCTTAGGCCGACTGCCCTATGTAGTGAAACGCCTTGCGCCGCAAGGACATTCCGCTATGACGTCAGGTCTTGAGGAAGCGGAAAGCTCCGAGATCCGTGACGTCGGCGCCGGTGCGCTTGTGGGCGATGAGCCCGCGCTGACCGGTCGGCAGGCCAGAGCCGTCCACGACGTTCTGGACGTACTCGACCGAGGTGCCGATGCGGTCGTACACGACGTACTGCGAGAAGTCACCGAGCACGATGAGCGCGGTGCCCGACGTGGTCGCGGTGGCCATGTCGGACGCCTGCACGATCGGCGAGCCGAGGAGCGGCGCGCCAACGCCGGCGTTGAAGTCCGACCAGAAGTACGAGCCCTGCGAGCCGGTGGACATCTGCTTGATGGTGTTGAACGTCTGCTTGTTCGCCACCCAGGTGCTCGAGTCCTCGTAGCGGGACGGGAGCGCGTTCAGCAGCGCGAAGACGTCGACGGCCGAAGCGGTCGTGAACGCACCACGGGTGGTGGCGGTCACGGTGCTGCCAGCGGTCGCGCTGATCGCGGTGATGATGCCCTTGGGTGCGTCCGAGCCAGAGCCCGAGATGAACGCCGTGCCCTCCTTGTAGTCGAACGCCTCGGAGATGAGTCCGGGGAGCTGCGACAGGAGGTTGGAGTCCTCGAAGATCTCGTAGGACCCGGTGACGTAGGCGGTCAGGTTCGACGCGGTCACCGACGGGGCGGCGAACGTCGGCGAACCGTCGGTCATGGCCGAGCCCTCGCCCTTGTAGTACACCGCAACGTTGCCGACGGAGACGCCGTGCCACACGTTCTGGGTACCGGTCACCACGCGGGCGATGCGACGGATGGGGTTCTTCGTCGCGGTGCCAGTGTGGATCAGGGTCGGGTCGAGCAGCGTCGGCAGAGCCGCGCCGCCCGTGGTGGAGCCGAGCGCCATCGAAGCACGGACGGCGAAAGCCTCCTCGGCGGTGTACGCCGGGCGACCCTTCGACCGCATGTACTCCTCGAACGCTGAGCGGTACGCGGGCGAAGCGTGAACGAGGGCGTAGGCGGCGACGCCGTCGATGTCCTCGATCTTGCGGGCGACCTCGGCGACGTGGTCGGCGTTGGCGCGACGGCCACCAGCGACCTCGAGCGCGGCGAGGGCGCGGTCGCGCTGCTCCTCCGGGCGCATGTAGCGCAGGTTCTCGATGCCGTCGAACGGGTCGTTGCGGACCACGACGTTCGGCACCTCGAAGGCACGCTCACGGTTGACGGGGTTGACGGCGGCGGCACGGACGGCCTCCACCTTGGCGGCACGCTCGTTGGCCTTGTCGAAGTCGGCCTTGGCGGCGTCGAACTCGACGAGGGCGGCGTCGAAGCGCGCGGCCTGCTCCTCGGTGGGAGCCTCGAGGGCGTCAAGCTCGACGATCTCAGCGCGCAGCGCCTCGACCTTCTCGCCCAGCGCCTGCGGGGTCTTGTCGTTCACGGGAGGATTCCCTTCATGCGCGCAGCAGCCTTGGCTGCGCGAAACTGGTTGAGGATGACGACGTCCTGAGTGGCGCTGGCCGGCTCAGTGACAGTGCGCTCCGGCTGCCCGTCGGCAGTGGTGGCGGGGAACATGGGGCGTCGCTTTGCGGGGAGCAGCGACGCGACGACGCGGTCGACGAGGTCGGGGTCGAGTTCAGTGCCGCGGACCGACTCGGCGGTCACTCGCAGCAGTTCCTCGACGGGGAGGCCGTCGATTACGTCAAGGATGAGGCCGAGGCGGATCGCGTCGTGATCGCCATCGCTGATCTCAGCAAACGCGTTCGCGACAGAATCCAGGGCGGCGTTCGGGGTGTAACCCGAGCGGACGAGGTCGAGGATCGCGGCGGCGCGGATGGCCTCGATGCGGGCATCCTCGTAAGCTGGCGCAGTTACGATCGAAGCCTCACGAATCGCGATTTCCTTGCGGACCACGACGCCGTTGCGCTTCTCGTGCTTCACGGGGGTGAAGCCGATCGAGAACGAGTCGAGCGCACCGTCGCGGCACAGTTCGAGAACCTCGTCGCCCGCCTGTGTGCGAGAGACTGTGAACTCGCCATACAGACCGCGCTTGTCTTCGCGGAGCATGATGGCGCGACCCAGCGGGTTCTGGCGCGAGTTGTGCTGCGACAGGAGCTTTACCCGGTTGCCGCGCTCCGCGATGGTCTTCGCGGCACATCCGAGTTCGAACATCTCGCGATAGGCGGGGCCACCGTCGGAGACTGTCGCCTCTACTCCGTAGGGGACGACGATGCCCGCGATCGTGCGGCCCTCCTTGGAGCTGCGGATGGCCTCAAGTTCGAACGGGAACGACCTATCAAGCGGGGGCGAGCTCACGGATTGCCTGCCTTTCGTCGGCAAGCCAGCAGGCAAGCCGCTTCTCCATTTGGAGTACGACGTCGATCGCGGCTTCGCGATTGACCGGGAAGCGCAGCACCGTCCAACCCCGGCTGCTCAGGTGGTGGTCTTTGCGGGCGTCCTTCTCGGCAATCCCTGGCAGGGAGTGCCAATAGACGCCGTCGATCTCGATGGCGACACCGAGGTCCGTCAGTGCCATGTCGACCGACCAGCGGTTGATGCGCATCTCGCGCTCGACCCGGATGCCGGGGTTCCGCTGCTCGAACAGGTCCGCGATCTCCTGTGAGATGCGGCTGACCTTCGACTGACTGAATGGCTTGTGCAGGTTCGCGCAGTGACGCGAGCAGTACTGCTTCCGCCCCGTGAGGCAGGGCACGACATAGATCGGTGTGCCGCAGCCCTTACACGGAACCTCTGCCCCGGTCCGTCGACTGCCGAGTCGCACGCTGTGTGCGTCGCGGCAGGGGATGGAGCAGAACCGGTTAGCGGTGGCGCGGCTCTTGGTGCGGCGCTCCGTCTTTCCGCATTCCTCACACGACCACTCGACTGACGTGTCGGGGTGGTTGTTGCGCGGGACTGCGGTACGGCACTCCCATCCGCAGTACTTGCGAACGGCGGCGGTGCTCGGCGGGTACGACTTAGTCACACCGCAGTGCAGGCATGTAGAATCGGCCATGTCGGACTCCAGTTGCGTTGGGGTTCGATCGCCCCCCGGCGATTGCTGCCGCTTCGTCGGGGGGCACTTTCACGCCTGGGGCGTGGGCTTCTGCGGCGGCGTTGCGCCGGGCTCCTGCATCTGCACGGACACCAGGCCCGTGTGCTGGAGGAGTGAGAGGTCGCCCGCGTTGACGGCGAGGATCGACGACTCCGGGGTGAATCCCGCAGTGACAAACGTGGAGATCGCAGCCGCATTCACCTGCGCCGCCTCCGCTCGAGCCGTCTCCGCGTCCTGTAGTGCTGGGATGTTCCCGGTGTCGAACCAGAGCCGGGCACCCTGCGGCGGGGTCACGAACTTCGCGAGGGCGGCGACGGCCGACGACCACAGGTCCGCGAGGGTTCCGTTAGCGAACGCCCGCATGGCCTGCTCGTAGTTCGCGTAGGTGCCGGAGTCGAGGCCCGCCTGGATCTGCGCGACGATGGCGGGAACACCGGCAGCAGCTGCGATGCGTGCCTCACCAGCGGCCTGCACGTCGTTGAAGCGCATCTGCTCGAACGACTGCCCGACGACGGTGAGGTCGGCGCCGCGGTCGAGGATCGCTGTCCCGCCGGCGTTGGTGGGTCCGCCGTATCGGGCATTCCACCGCTCACCGATCTCCGCCACCGTCGACGCACTCAGCGGCGAGTCGTAGCGGATGACAAGGTTCGGGGTCGCGTTGTTCTCGAAGAACCGCGACCGGTGCTGCGTCATCGCAACGTCCGCGTTGACCTCGCGGGCGATGGGGGTCAGCCACGACATGCCGCGGTAGTCCGCCAGCGGGTCAGGGATCGGCGCCCAATGGGCCATGTCGTCGACGGGGATGAACATCTCCGCGTCGGAGCTGATGCCGCCCGGCTGGTACACGTAGCCGATGGGCTCCCGGTAGCCGCCGTAATCCGCCGACACGATCTCGACCCAGTCGGGACGCAGGCACACCAGGCGATCCGGGGCAGCACGCCACACGAACGCGTTACCCGCAAGCGACGCGTGCTGCTCCATCTTCTTAAGCAGGTCCGTCGCCGTGCCGTTCGGCCACGGGTTCTCGAGCACGTCGAGCGCCGGAGTGCCGAACAGGTTGCGCTTGGCGAGATCCTGGAACTTGAACTCCGCCTGCCCGATGTACCGAAGCCGCGCGTTGAGGCAAGCGAACACCGGACCGTTGCCCGAGTAGCCGTCAGCCGCATACGACACGAACGTCGGAGCGATCGACTCAGTCCCGCGACCGTTGCCCCAGGTCTGCACCAGGGCGACCGTCTCGGGGTCGGGGAGCTTCGCCCGTTCGGCGCCGCGGAACCGGTCAATGAGCCTCAACGGGTGCCGCCCTTCCGGTCGAAGTCAGTCAGCAGCGCGGCGGCACCGATGAGCAGCCCAGCGGCGACGAGCGCGGCGGGCGGTGAGATGAGGGCGACACCCGTTACGACGAGGGCGAACGCGACCAGGAGGCCGACCAGGGCGAGCACGGGGCCTCCTAGATGAACCAGACGCCCGGCTCGAACGCACCACCGTGTTCGGCGTGCGCCCACAGGGCGAGGGTCGCCGCGTACAGCGGCGAGATGTCAGCGTCGGAATCCCGACGGCGGGTGTACGCCCACGCGTCCCCCACGTTCCGACGACGAGCCGCAGCCGCAGCGATGTTCAGCCCCGCTTCGTCGCGGTGCCGCAGTTCGCCAGCGACCACGAGGTCGAAGAACCGGCCGCACGCGTTCGTCAGGTCACGCGCCGAAGCGGTAACCACCTCGACGTCCGCGGCGGTGAAGTCCTGCACCAGCGCACCAGCAGGGCCGGCAGAGTCCAGGGCAACCGCGGACGGCTCCCACTTCTCCACCAGCGCCTTGACGCGCGGCACCACCCAGTCAGTACCCGGCAGCGTGTCGATGATCGTCACATGCGGCTTACCGTCCGCGCGGACACCAGCCGCAGCGATAGACGCCGACGACCGATCCGGTGCCACGTCAACTGCGAGTGCGATCGGATCCTTCGCCCGCGAATCAGGGTCAGCGCACGCCGCCCACGAAGCCGCAGGGAACAGCGCCTCACCGGACGGAAGGTCAGGGATCGACAGGCGCTCACGGCGGAACACCGCGTCGGGCAGCGCGTCAACCTCGGAGCGAATGAACTCCTCGGTCAGCCGATACCCGAGCGCCGGATTAGCCAGCGCCCACGCATTCGGGTCGTGCGTGTCGGCATCCTCAGCGGCGCTGAACTCCATGTACGCAAGGCGGTCGACACCCTCACCGGCGAGGGCACGACGACGCAGCGCGTGCAGCTGCTCCGAGTCTGCCAATGCGGCAGACGAGGCGTACCACACCTGCGGGTTCGGGCGCGTCGACAGCGTCGGCAACAGCGCGGCCATAGCCTCGCCGCCGAGCTTGAACGCCTCGTCGAAGAACAGATCATCCGCTGACCAGCCACGACCCGACCCACCCGACCGGGCGAAGAACCGAAGTCGCTGACCGTTGCGGAAGTCGTAGCCGAACTCCGACGGGTTCTTCACCGTCCGCAGCACCCGCGACGACAGCGCAGGCGTGGAGTCGATCAGGATGCCGATGCGGCGGAAAGCCTCACGGGAAGTCTTGAACTCGTGGCTGGAGTAGATGAACAGCTCCGAGCCGAACAGCACCAGTTTGGCCAGCGCCAGCGCCTCGAAGATCGTGCCTTTACCGTTCTGCCGCGACACCACACACGCGACCTCGAACGCCGACCAGTTGCCGTCCGGGCGCTCGCCAAGGCCCGTCTCGAGCACGAATTGCTGCCACGGATCTAGGGCCAACCCGGCCTGTGCGGCAAGGTCAACCGCCTCCCGGCCGCTGCTTCCCACGCTGTCCGGCGCTACCAGGATCCGCGGCACCTGCACCCCTACGAGCGGCCCGCTGCTTTGCGAGGTCATCGACAGCGTCACCGCGCTCTCCCGCTTGTAGCACCACCTCACGCAGTGCATCGGAAGCGGCGCGGAACTCCTTGGATAGCGTGGACACCGCCGATGCCTCGCGTGCAGCATCTAGGTCGGCGGCCAACTTCCGCACCAGCACAGCGGCCGGTGCCGACCGCAGCTCCGGCGTTAGTTCCTGGTGCTCGAGCGCGACGGCCTCATACAGCGTCGCGGACGACTGTGGCGTGGCCCCGAACTTGGCGACGCGCTGTCGCAGTTCCCCGGAAACACTGGTGTCGCCCGCCCAGAACTTCGCGTGCAGCAGTGCGGTCTCAAGCAGGAACTCCCAGTCCGTGGCCGTGAAGTGGACAGCCTGTGGTGCGCTGTCCCACGTCGCCCACCACTCACGGGTACGTGCGGGCCACTTCTCCCCGCCGCCGGGCAGCTCCGGTTGTGGCGCCCTGTCGGGGTCCACCTCGGGGGTTATGCCTGCCACTGCGGGCGCCCCTTCCGTGCTTAGACCTGCGTGAAGTCGGCTGCCTGCTCGGTTGCCTCGAGCACCGGCAGTACGCCGGTGGCCTCCTGGTAGCGGCGGCAGATCACGTCGACGTAGCGCGGGTCGAGCTCCATGAGTCTGGCCCGGCGGCCGGTCGCCTGCGCGGCGACCAGCGTGCTCCCGGAGCCTCCGAAAAGGTCGAGCACGACGTCGCGGGGCTTCGTTGAGTTGCCGAGACAGTACGTGATGAGACCGACCGGCTTCATGGTTGGGTGCTCGGCGTTGCGGGAGGGCTTGTCGAACTCGATAACCGAGGTCTGCGAGTTGTCGCCGTACCAGCCCTTGCCGCCGCGGCCTCGCCTTCCCTCGCCCGGCGTATAGCCGAAGTAAATATCCTCGTGCTTGTAGTGGTAGTCGGAGTAACCAAGGACCATCGTGTTCTTGACCCACGCGAGACGCTGGCGGAACAGGCCGCGGGCGAGGAGTTCGTTGGCGAACGGGACTCCTTGCGGCCCCGCCGGGGCCGCAACGTAGACGGCGGCACCGGGGCGGGTCGCGGCGAGGATGGAGTCGAAGGCGCCGGCGAGTAGCGCCTCGAGTCCCTCGGCGCCGTCGTTCTTGATCTCAAGGGCGTCCGCCGTCTTGCCGACGTAGGAGACGCCGTAGGGCGGGTCCGTCCACACGGCGTCCGCCAGTCCGCCGTCCATTAGCAGCGCAACGTCGCCGCCGTCCGTGGAGTCGCCACACATGACCCGGTGTTCGCCGCAGATCCAGATGTCGCCGGGTCTGGTCAGCGCGGGGGCGGACTCTGGGACCGCATCCTCGTCCTGGATCGGGGCCGGCTCGGGCTCGATGCTCGCCAGTAGCTCGTCGAAGGCCGCCTGGTCGTAGCCGGTGCCGTCGAGGCTCGGCAGCGAGGACAGCAGCTCGGCGAGTGCGTGCTCGTCGTAGGTGGCCGTGTCGTTGCTCCGGTTGTCGACCAGGACGATGCGCGCGGCTTCCTCGTCGTCGCACTCGACCCACGTGACGGCGATCTCGTCCCAGCCGAGTTGCTGGGCAGCGCGGAAGGTGTGGTTGCCGGCGAGGATCTCGTTTGTCGTCTTGCGGACGACCACGGGGCGGTACTGCCCGTGCGCCAGCAGGGACGCGGCGATGGCGTCCACGTTGCCCCGGCGCGCGTTGCGGGCGTAGGGGACGAGGCCGTCCATCGGCACTGTCAGTGACTTGAGCGTGGAAGGCACGTTGGACAAGTGGTCACGCTCCGGCATCGTTGCAGGTCAGCGGCGCAAAAAAAGCACGTTCAG